AGTAAAATTATATTTTCAATCAACCAATGAGGTAAAACTTTATGGCAATTTTACAAGGCGAAGCATATTGGGCTTCTGTAACAACACCGAATACAACTTATGAGCCTGTGTATTCAGTAAACCTAGTAGTAGACGAAGCTACGGCTAAAGATTTTGAAAGTCGTGGATTCGCTGTCAAGCAAATGGACGAAGGTCCTGCAATAGTTATCAAGCGTAAAGTCAATGGACCAAATGGAATGGTTCGCCAAGCTCCAAAGCTTATTGACAAGAATAAGAATCCATTGGATGCTCGTGTAGGTAACGGCTCTAATGTTCGAGTTCAGTACAAAGAATGGGAGTCTGTTTGGAAAGGTCGCACCTTTAAAGGCTTAGACTTTCAAGCAATGCAAGTAATAGATTTAGTAGAAGTTGGGTCGCCTGACGGCTCAGAATTTGATGTAATCGACTCAGATATGGAGAATGAACTATGAGTGAAGCGCAATATACTTATGTCGTAGATGGTAAAACTTACGATGTAACTTTATTGGACAGCGAAGGTCAGGAGCTTTTTAAGCTTCTGGCTATCGCCAACAACAGAGTTACTGAGGCAGGTCAGAACTTGGGAATCGCCCAAGCATCTGTTATTGCTATCAACAATAAACTACAAGAAGCTCTCACGGATGAAGCTTTAATCGAAGAAAAGGATGACGAAACCACCGATGAGGAGTAAGGTCAATGCCTTTCGTAAAATTCAAACTCCCCTGCCCAGAGTGCGGGGGAAGCGACCCAGTTTCTATGAACGAAGATGGGTCTGCTTGGTGTTTTAGTTGCAGTACTTATTTTAAAAATTACAGCACATCGGAAGTGCCTAGCGATACGACAACGGAATTTGATACGTATCAACCAAAGAAAAATGTAAACACGTTGACAGGTGCAAGCCCCACATTCAATGCCCTCACGGATAGAGGGATAAGTCTAGCGACTGCCAAGAAATACGGGGTTAAATCTACAACAACTGTTGGTGGTCAGATTACTAGCCACCATTATCCATACTACAGTGGAAATGATTTTGCGGGAACTAAAATCCGTAAGCCGAACAAGGACTTTGCGTGGACAGGGAATGCTAAGGACAGCGGTCTATTTGGCGAACAGTTATTCAAAGCGGGTGGTAAGTTCATCACTGTTACCGAGGGCGAGTGTGATGCTATGGCAGCATACGAACTCATGGGTAGCAAGTGGCCTGTAGTATCTATCAAGTCGGGAGCGCATGGAGGCGTTCGTGACATCAAAGATAATCTAGAGTTCTTAGAATCCTTTGATGCCATTGTCTTAAACTTTGACAACGATAAAGTCGGCAAAGAAGCTGTCAAAGCTATTGCCAAACTATTTACTCCCGGAAAAGCTAAGATCATGTCGTTGCCATCAGATTACAAAGATGCTAACGATATGCTCGTGAACAACAAGCACTCAGCTTATGTTCAGGCTTTCTGGGATGCTAAAGTCTATACACCGTCTGGCGTTCTCAACCTTTCAGAACAGCTAGATGCGTATCGTAAACTACGTACGGAGAGAAAGGAAGCTATACCGTTTCCGTGGGTAGGTCTCAACAAAAAGCTTGAGGGTCTTCGAGCAGGTGAACTAGTAACGCTAACAGGCGGCACAGGCTTAGGTAAGTCTAGTGTCACTCGGGAACTGGAACACTGGCTCATCAACAAGACTTCAGACAATGTAGGCGTGGTAGCTCTGGAAGAAAACTGGAGTCGTACCGCAGAGGGCATCATGGCTATTGAAGCCAATGCCCGACTACACCTCGACAGCGTTAAAAACTCTTTCATGGATCACGAGCTTGACGAGTGCTATCAGAAAGTCTTTGGCGGTGAGAACGAGGGTCGTGTTTGGATTCATGCCCATCATGGCGTAAATAACATTGACGATATCTTCAGCAAACTCAGATACATGATTATGGGTCTTGACTGCAAGTGGGTTGTAGTAGATCACCTGCACATGTTGGTTCTATCTACACTCGAGAGCGATGAGCGTAAAGCTATTGACAGCATTATGCATCGACTCAGAACCCTTGTAGAAGAGACTGGTTGTGGCATGGTACTAGTGTCACACCTCAGACGAGTTGACGGTAATCGTGGTCACGAGAACGGCATCGAGACAGGTCTATCACACTTGCGTGGTAGTCAGTCTATTGCTCAGCTATCGGACTGTGTTATATCCCTTGAGCGAAATCAACAAAGCGATGATGAGATCGAGGCTTCTACAACTCGTGTAAGAGTTCTTAAGTCTAGATATACTGGTGATGTGGGCGTTGCTACACACCTACTGTACGATCAGAAGACTGGTCGATTATCAGAGATAGATCATCAAACAGCAGAAGATTTAATTGGAGACGAACTATGAACCTAGTATTTGACATTGAAGCAAACGGCTTAGAGCCAGATAAAATATTCTGCATGGTCGCATACGATGTAGATACTCGTGCAACTTACAAGTACGATGTAGATAACTTGGAAGATGGTTATAGACTTCTATCTTCTGCCAACAAACTAATTGGTCATAATATCCTATGCTATGACCTACCTGTTATTAAGAAGATTGCAGGTATAGATCTATCAGACAAAAAGATTGTAGACACCCTAGTGCTATCTAGATTATTCAAGCCGACTCGTGAAGGCGGTCATGGTCTGGAGTCATGGGGCTATAGACTTAACTACATGAAAGGTGACTACGGTGAGAGCGATGAAGCTTGGGAGGCTTACTGTCCTGAGATGCTAGAATACTGTGAGCGTGATGTACTTCTAAACGCTAAAGTATACGACTGTCTTAAGCTAGAAAGTCGTGGCTTCACACCGCAATCAGTTAGACTAGAACACGCAGTAGCTACTATTGTAAATCAACAGCGCGACAATGGTTTCGTTTTAGATGTCCAGAAAGCTATGCTGCTTGTTGCAGAACTCACCGACAAGATTGAAGAGGTGAAGCGCGAAGTACACAAAGAGTTTAAGCCTCGCGTAACTGTTACCGAGCTTTATCCCAAGTACACCAAAGCCGGTGTTCTATCTAAACTGTCTGAAGACTTTTATGGTAATGGTGTCCGACTCACCGATGAAGAGTGGGAGACCATGAATGAAACTAAACAGCCTATCAAGCGTGAGACAAGCACAGAGTTTAATCTAGGCTCTCGCAAACAGATAGGAGAGTATCTAATCGAGTTTGGTTGGAAGCCTAAGAACTACACACCTACTGGTCAGCCCATCGTGGATGAGGGAACTCTGAAGAAAGTTACTGACATTCCTCAAGCACAGATGATTGCAAATTTTCTTATGCTGCAAAAGCGCTTGGCTCAGGTGAACAGTTGGATTAAAGAACTAAACCCAGACACAGGTAGAATACATGGCTATGTTAATCCTAACGGTGCCGTGACATCAAGAATGACACACTCACATCCGAACATGGCTCAGATACCTAGCTGTAGCTCTCCCTACGGTGAGGACTGTCGTGCCTGTTGGACTGTACCAGAGGATCACAAACTAGTAGGTATTGATGCATCAGGGTTAGAACTACGGATGCTTGCACATTACCTTGAAGACGAGGACTATACAAATGAAATTCTCAACGGAGACATTCACACAGCTAACCAAAAACTTGCAGGTCTTAAATCAAGAAATCAGGCAAAAACATTCATCTATGCGCTACTATACGGGGCAGGAGATGCAAAGCTTGGAACAGTGGTTGGAAGAAATAGAGCAGCAGGTAAAGAACTTAGACAATCATTCTTTGATAATCTCCCATCATTTAAAACTCTTACGTCGAGAGTACAGCGAGAAGCTAAGTACGGATTCATCAAAGGGCTAGATGGTCGCATGATAACTGTAAGGTCTGAACACGCAGCTTTAAATACTTTACTGCAATCAGCAGGAGCGATTGTGATGAAGGAGGCTCTCGTTGTTTTGGACAAGAAGATCAAAGACCATAGACTTAACGCCAAGTTTGTAGCTAACGTACATGATGAATGGCAGATTGAATGCTCTAACGATGATGCAGATAAAGTTGGAGAGTTAGGAATAGAGGCTATTATCCAAGCAGGTAAAAACTTAAATCTTAAATGTCCCCTTGATGGAGACTATAAGGTTGGGAGTGCTTGGCATGAAACACACTAATCAATTAGAGTTTGAAGCCTTTATAGATGATGGCGAACTGGGCTCAGAAGACGGTAAGTTTTGCAACAAGTGTAATCAGCTTCTTCCGCTAACCGCCTTCAGCGCACACAGCGGTGCCAACTATCTAAGACCAGAGTGTAAGTCCTGCAATCAGGAACTAACTAGAGTTAGGACTGAGCTTAGACAGAAGCACGGTATGCCGTCAGAGGGATACTGTTGTCCCATCTGCAAAGGAGACGAGGAGGGCGTGAAGGGTAAAGGAAACACCCGCAATGGGTCTTGGGTTTTAGACCACTGTCACGACACCGATAGTTTTAGAGGTTGGTTATGTCACAAATGTAATAGAGCTTTGGGTGGCTTTAACGATGACGTATCTCTACTGCAAAACGCCATAAAATATTTACAAGGAAAATTAAAATGAAAAAGCTAGAGAATGTAGTACCAGATATATATGCGCTACTAGAAGATCTTTCGCGTGGTACACCGTTGCCACTAACTGAAGAAGAGATAGATAAAGTTTTAGCCAGTATGAAAGAGTCTATTATTTCTTGGGCTAATCCGTCAAAGCGCAATCAGAACTTTACGGTTCGTATGTCCAACATCGGCAAGCCCGATAGACAACTATGGTTTGAGAAAAGAGATACTGATACATCCTCAAACATAGACGGTCCAACACAGATTAAGTTTCTATACGGACATATTCTGGAAGAGATTGCACTGATGTTGGTACGAATGGCGGGACATGAAGTGACAGACGAGCAGAAAGAAGTATCTGTTAATGGTATCATGGGTCACATGGACAGCAAGATAAATGGTGAGGTGGTTGATGTAAAGACTGCATCTAAGTTTGCTTTCAATAAGTTCCGTGATGGTCGCTTAGCACAAGACGATCCCTTTGGATATCTAGGGCAGCTTGCAGGGTACGAGAAAGCAGAGGGCACGTCCGACGGTGGCTTCTTGGTTATTAATAAAGAAAGCGGTGAGCTTTGTTTGCACATACCTGAAGATCTAGATAAACCTAATATAGAATCTAAGATCAACAACCTCATACCTGCCTTAGACATTGACACACCACCTGAAATTTGCTACCCTCCTATACCAGATGGTAAGAAAGGTAACATGAAACTTGCTAAAGGATGCTCGTGGTGTAAATATAAATATGAATGCCACAAAGATGCAAATGATGGCGAGGGTCTTAGAGCCTTTAAATACTCTAAAGGTCTTACATATTTTACTAAGGTCGTAGTTGAACCAAAGGTTGAGGAATATCTATGAATGGAAAGAAAGCAAAAAGAATACGGAGGCACTCTCGGGTGCTTCTTGTGTCTTGGCTAAAAAGCTTATTGAGCGAAGAAGAAGCAGAGCAAGTAAACATCAAGAACTATAAGCAGATAATGCCTGAGCAAACACATGCTTATGTTCAGGATAAGTTTTTGTTGAACGCCTATCACCCCAAGTGGATCGTTAAGAAAATAAATCAGCTAACCTCTATCTATCCCAAGCTAAAGATAGAAGACGTTAACTTGGAGCTTATACAATGGAAAGTGAACAGATCTCAGGGGTAGAACTAGAGGATATGATTATAGCTGTTGGAAGTCTTTTGTATAATTCTCAGTGCAGTATCTGTGATATTGATCCTCAGTTCTTAGAGGATTTAAAAGTGCTTCTAATAGCAGAACTTGAAAAGAGGGAGGCTAGACTACATTGAAAAATGTCAGGAAAGGATTCAGAAAACAGAGGGTAAAAAGACCAGTCGAGAAAGATGTACCGCAGGGGTACGATTCTAACTGGGAGTATGAGCTGCATCAGGGCATCCTAGATAACTGGGATTTCCACACGGACAAAGTTCCTTATGTGGTTGAACACACCTACAGCCCAGACTTTATTAAAGATGTAAACGGTAAGAAGATTCTGCTTGAAGCTAAAGGCAGGTTCTGGGACTATGCTGAGTACAGTAAATATATTTGGATACAAAAGATTCTTCCTGATGATACGGAGCTTGTGTTTCTTTTTGCAAACCCTAATGCTCCAATGCCTCAAGCTAAACGTAGAAAAGACGGCACTAAAAGAAGCCACGGTGAGTGGGCTAGTGCTAATAACTTTCGTTGGTTTAGTGAAGACAGTATCCCGGATTCATGGATAAACGCTAAGAAAAGAGAGGACTTTAACGATGAGTGTTGAGAAGCAAACCACCGCAGAAGATTGGGATAAACTTAGAAGTCCCTATTGGAAAATGGCAAAAGAAGAAGCCAAAGAAGATGTAGTTAATCACCCAAGCCATTATAACTATGGTAAAATAGAATGCATTGAAGCTATTGAAGAAAGCATGACACCTGAATCATTTAAGGGTTATCTAAAAGGAAACTGCCTGAAATATCTTTGGCGGTACGAACGTAAGCACAAAGCAGAACAAGACCTACGTAAAGCTCAATGGTATTTAAATAAACTTATAGAGAAAATAAGTGCAAAGCAATGAACGATTACAGCAGGAAAGACGAAAGAAGAAATCAATTTTTAAGAAAGAAAAAGTTTAAGAATGTTTCTTCTTCACATAAACTTAAAAGAGTTAAGAAAGCTGAACTTAAAACAAAACAAACAGTAAAGGAATTTTAAATGGACCAATATCAACAATTCATACATAAGTCCCGATATGCTCGTTGGCTTCCTGAAGAGGGCAGACGAGAGCGATGGGACGAAACGGTCAACAGATATGTTGACTTCTGGAAAGATCGTGGGCAGATAGATGAGAAGACAGCCCTTAAACTGTTTAACGCTATCTTTAATTTAGAAGTAATGCCATCTATGCGTTGTCTTATGACAGCGGGTGAGGCATTAGATAAAGATAATGTGGCGGGATTCAACTGCAGCTACTTGCATATTGATTCTCCAAGAAGCTTTGATGAACTTATGTACGTTCTTATGTGCGGTACAGGAGTGGGCTTCAGTGTAGAGCGAGCATTCATCAACAAACTACCTGAAGTTGCAGAAGAGTTTCATCCAACGGACACCGTGATTGTGGTTGCCGACAGTAAGATTGGATGGGCTTCAGCCTTCAAAGAGCTTATAAGTCTTCTGTACGCAGGTAAGATACCTAAATGGGATATGCACAAAGTACGCCCATCAGGTGAAAGACTTAAGACCTTTGGCGGTCGTGCTAGTGGTCCTGAGCCTCTTGAAGATTTATTTAACTTCTGTGTTGGCATCTTCCAGAAAGCAGCAGGTCGTAAGCTAACAAGCATTGAATGCCACGATGTAGTGTGTAAGATTGCAGAGATTGTAGTTGTAGGCGGTGTAAGACGATCAGCCCTTATCTCTCTTTCTAATCTATCAGATCCTCGTATGGCTAAAGCTAAATCAGGTAACTGGTGGATGGATGAAGGACAAAGAGCATTGGCTAACAACAGTGTATCGTACACAGAGAAGCCTGACTTTGAATCTTACTTGTCTGAGATGCACACCATGTACGACAGCAAGGCAGGAGAGCGCGGTATCTTTAGCAGGGTGGCTGCTCAGAAAGTAGCGGCTAGGAACGGACGTAGAGACCCTGAGCAGGACTTTGGAACTAACCCATGCTCTGAGATTATCCTGCGAAGCAATCAGTTCTGTAATCTGTCTGAGATAGTTATTCGCCACGACGATGATCTTAAAAGTCTTAAAAGAAAAACAGAGGTTGCCTCGATTATTGGTACTCTTCAGGCTACTCTTACAGACTTTAGATATCTTAGAAATGTTTGGAAACGAAACACAGAAGAAGAAGCACTGTTGGGTGTAAGCCTGACAGGTATTTGCGATCATCATGTGTTAAGTTCTGATTCACCTCAACTAGAAAAATGGCTAACGGAGATGAAAGATGTTGCTGTTAAAACAAATAAAAAGTGGGCTGCGAAGCTTGGCATTAACCAGTCTGCAGCTATTACTTGTGTTAAGCCTAGCGGCACTGTTTCTCAACTTGTTGATAGCGCTAGTGGTATCCATCCCCGCTTTAGCAATCATTATATTCGCAGAGTCCGTTCTGACAAAAAGGACCCACTTGCTCAATATATGGAAACGGTAGGCTTCCCTGTTGAACCAGACGTAATGAATAAGTCTAGCTTAGTGTTTAGCTTCCCTGTTAAAGCACCCGCTAAAAGCGTAGTAGTTAAGGACGTAGGAGCGATGGAGCAGCTTAAGCTATGGAAGAAGTATCAAGACTTTTGGTGTGAGCATAAGCCTAGTATTACTGTGTATTACACTGACGATGAGTTCTTACAAGTTGCTCAGTGGATATGGGATAACTTCGATACAGTATCTGGCATTAGCTTACTTCCTGTCAGCGACCATGTGTATCAACAAGCACCATATGAAGCTATCGACAAAGAGAAATACAAAGAGCTTGTCAAGGCGATGCCTAAAGATATTGACTGGACTGATCTTGAAAACTTTGAAAAAGATGACAATACCACAGGCTCGCAAGAGTTAGCGTGTACTGGTGGCGCTTGTGAGATTGTTTAAAAAGAAAAAGGAAGCTACTGTTGTAGGCTTTCAAGTGTTAATAAACAGCGAGGGGAATGTCGTGACAGAAATGTCAGGCATCCCTGAGCAGGATTTACACAAAGCTTTTAAGGGGGAAGAACTAGAAATCATGCG